AAGGCGCAGGGCGAGGCCAGGCGGGATGAACTGGTCAAGAAGCTCTCGGAGCTGCTGGGTGTGCCCTGCCGGGTCGCCTTCGAGCGCATCGGCGGAAACTACGTGCCAGGCCACATTGCCATCAACTTCAGCGACGCCGAGTCGCTGGTCGACACGCTCTAGGGCGTGGTGGAGGACGTCATGCGCGAGACTTACGAAATCCCGGTGAGCCGCTTGGAAGAGCTGAAGGACCGGATGGCCAAGGTCAACAAGGTCGCCGACAAGCTCGGCTGCGCGCCGGTCAAGCTCTTCGAGGGCGACGAGATCGTCCGCGACCATCCGGAGGACGGGCACAAGCCCGAGCACCTGCGGCGTAAGGTGAAGTTCATCGCGGTCACCATCGAAGGCGAGACGCCGATGATCGCTGGCTACACCTTCCGGGCAACGCTGCTTCACACCTACGGCGAGGAGGCTGGCACCATCATCCTCGCAGTGCCAGGCTACTCGAAGGATCTGCCGCCGCAATACCGCGAGGCCAGCGCGACCTGCGACCATTGCGGACACGACCGCAAGCGCAAGAAGACCTACGTCCTTCAACACGAGGACGGCTCCTGGATTCAAGTCGGCTCGACGTGTATCTCGGACTTCCTCGGCGGCGCTCACGACCCGGACCGCGTGGCGAGTCTCTGCGAGGGTCTGGGCAAGCTGGTCGCGTTCTGTCGCACGGCGGCACGGGAGCCGGGCGATACCGCGGAGCCGATCTTCGACCTCGTCGCGTACCTTGCGATCGTGATCGCGGTTGTTCGAGAGCACGGCTGGGTCAGCAAGGCGGTCGCGAGGCGCAGCGCGAGCACGGCGACGGTTGCGCGGGTCGACGCCCGCCTCTTCGGCCTGAACACGGATGCTAGCCCTTCCTTCACGGAAGACGACAAGACGCGGGCCGAAGGCATCGCGGCGTGGATGGAGAACCTCGGCGAGCGACCGGATCTCAACGACTACATGCACAACCTCTCGGTCATCGGCGCGGCCGGATACGTTGGCCTGAAGACCTCCGCGCTGGCTGCATCCGCGCCCGCCGCCTTCGCACGGGAGTCGGACGACAGCAAGCCCGCCGAGATCCCGAGTCGTGGCAACGCTTACTTCGGCACGCTGGGCGAGCGCGAGACCTTCACGCTCACGGTCACGCGGATCGGCACATTTGACGGCCGCTATGGTCGCACCTGGGTCGTCGGCTTCGCGGATGCGGATGGCAACGAGGGAGTCTGGTTCGCGACCAAGGAGCCGGAGATCGCGCGCGGCGACTGCTGCGCGGTCACGGGCACGGTCAAGAAGCACGGCAGCTTCCGGGGCATCAAACAGACCACCCTGGCGCGCTGCAAGGTCGTCGTCGTCAAACGGTGTGCTGCATAGCAGCCGCAGGAAAACAGCGGGGCGGGCGGTACCGCCCGCCCCGCGCGGGAGGAGAAGTCATGCCGAGGATCAACACCGTGAAGAAGGCCAGGAAGGATCAGGGCGCCTGCTCGAAGTGCGGCAAGCAGATCGTTGTCGGAAGCCCGTACCAGTGGATCGCTTTTCGCCACGGTGGGCGCCGCGTGATCTGCGACGGCTGCACGTTTCGCGCCAGCGACCTCACGCAGTCGAAGATGAGCGGCGTCTATGCCGCGCAGGAGAGCGCGGTTGAAAGCATCGGCAGCTGGGACGGCGAGGACGTGGAAGAACTCCGAGACATCCTTCAGGCCTGCGCGGAAGCGATCCGCGAGGTGGCGCAGGAGTACCAAGACAGCGCGGACGCGATCCACGATAGTTTTTGCGAGTCCGCCACTGCGGACGAGTGCGAGGAGAAGGCGCAGGAGCTGGAGAGCTGGGCAGACATGATCGAGGGCACCGAGTTCGATGAGTTCGACGAGGATGAGCACCGGAGCAAGTTGACCGAGGAGTTCGAGGGCTTGGAGCCAGATTATGCCTGCGAGGCGTGCAATGGCGTCGGGCATGACGTGGCCGGCGCGGGGTGCCAGGCGTGCGGCGGTACCGGGAACACCATCGCCGCAGAGATCGAGGACCGGCTGGAGAAGATGAAAGCCGACTGGGTCCAGGAGCAGTGCGACGAGGCGTCCAGCGTCCTGGAAGATTGCCCCTGCTAGCGCAGGGCGCGGAAGGAGACTGGAAGTTGACGAGCGGGACAGACAAAGTCATCGAGGCCCTCGCGGACATGGCCAACGGCGCGCGCACTGTGTACACGCCGCAGGCCAAGCAGATCGCTTCAGCAATGCGGAGCCTTGTTGGCCGCTGTTGCTGCAGCGGGACGGACCGGGCGCAGCTCGACAAGCTCGCGGACGCGGCCGAGCCGATGATCATCATGCTCGCGCAGAAGATCGCAGCCGATGCTCTGGCGCTGGCAGAGGCCGTCGTCGAGCGCGGCGAGGTTGAAGAGAACTGATGCCGGAAGGCGAGGAGGATGGAAGGATGATCACGAGCATCGACAGACGGGCATGCAAATTGATTATGCAGGAGTGTGGCGAAGCGTTGACCGCGGTCGCGGCGCGGCACGGCCTCAACCTCACCAAGCGTCCCGGTCGCTTCACCAACGCGATGATGACCTTCAAGTGCGAGTTCGTGGTTCAGAACGAGGAAGGCATCCCGGCTGACTTCATCGCGCACGCCAACCGCTTCGGGCTTCGCGCAACGGACCACGGGCGCGAGTTCAAAATGATGGGTGGTGCAATCGCCATCCTGGTCGGTATCAACCCGCACGCCAAGAAGTATCCGATGATCGGCGAGCGGCGCAGCGACGGCCAGCGCTTCCGCTTCTCCGCACACTTCATTCGCGAGCAGTTCGCCAGTCCAGAGTAGCTCACCGGCCCTAGCCGCTGGTTAGCGTCCTGCCAGCTAGCGGCCCCCACGCAGGCCAGCCCTCGGGCTGGCCTTTCTATGTGCGGACCAGGCTTGACCAGGGCGCGCCAGGCGCGCGAACCGGGTCTAGGCTGGACGCTTGCGCGTGACGAGGCGTGTGCGCTCCCTGGCGCGCTCCGGTTGGCTGGCTTGTCCTGCGCTGGCGTGAGTGCCCCCCGCGGCTTCGGTTTTCCGGTGGAGCTTCCGCAAGTACTCCTGCCAGCGGTCATACACGCGCTGGCAGTCGCGGTCGACGAAAGTTGCGAAGGGGACTTTGATCTTCTTGCCGGTGCTCGGGTCGCTGACGATGAGATCGTAGGATGTAAGGATGCGGACGTTGAGCATCGCGCCGCTGACCAGCCGCGAGAGGTTGAAGAAGTACCAGTGCTGGACGTCAGGCGTCAGCCAGCGTCCGTCCGACGTCTGACAGCACTTGGCTTCCTGTACGAGCGGAAGATCGAACCCGAGGTCCTTCATCGCGCCTCCCCTCCGATCAGGTTGCGTGCAAGCCGATCCGCGCCGGGCCCCATTCTCAATTTGCACGTTGACGGCGAGTGCAGCAGGCGCACCAGACATTCCTTGCGTCTGGTCCGAGCCTGAACTTTCATCGCAGGCCTCCGGCGGATAGTTCGCGAACTGCGAGCCGCACGAACGATAGAAGGGACTTGCGCGGCTCGGCGCGTCCCGTCTATACTTGCTGGCGAGATGCGCCAGGAGGTTCGGATGTTCTGGTCTGGGTGGGTCGACGTGGTACGGTCGAGATCAGGGACAAGTTCCCCCCCCTTGGCTTTGGTCGAAGCCGTGTCGGCCCACCCGCTTTCTCACCTAGACAAGAGACGAGGGAGCGTGCTACATGGGCGAGCGTGAGTACACCGACGCTGATCTCGGACTCGATTTCATCACCAGCCGCCGAGGCGCGACTGACCTCCGCGAGCTGGTGGTTGTCGGCTTCACAAAACAGGGTGCCGCAATCAAGCAACTCGGACGGGACGTCGAGCGCCTGGAGAGCGTGATGGTAACCGACGAGTCCTGCAAGGTGCGCATTCTGCAATTAGCAGCGGATGTCGGCAAAGTGGTCAAAGCCGAGACGAAGGAAGCGATCCAACAGGCAACCAGAGCAGCGGTCATGGATGCTACCACGGAGGCGGTGCGCAGGTCGAACGGATACAAGCCGTTCTGGCCGGTCGATGCGCGCGGCTGGTTAGCGCTCGCAGTCATGTTCGTCACCTTCCTCGGCTGGGTCGGTGCCAACGTCCTGCTCCTGAAGTAGCGCGCGCCTCGGGGGGTGTCGATGGCCAGTGCGTCAGCTAAAGCGATCCGTGTCGACGAGAAGGAAGAGCTCGTCCGCGCCTTTGGCGAGTATGAGGCCATCTCCAATGAGACCCTACGACGCGAGATTCTGCTCAACAGCCGATTCGACCTGCTCGCGGAATACGTGCTTGGCATCGAGCTGGAGCAAGTCCACCGTGAGCTGATCGCATACGCGCTCGAACACCCGGAGTCTCTGCACCTTGCCTTCCGTGGTTGCGGGAAGACGACTTCCTTCGTCTGCGTGTACATTGTCGGCCGCTTGCTTCAGAACCCGGAGCTTTGTATCCTGATCGCATCGCGCGCCGGACAGTACGCCAAGGCGATCTTGAAAGAGGTCAAGGGCCACCTAGTCAGCGAGCGGCTGGTCAGGATCTTCGGCGAGCAGATTGGCGAGAAGTGGGAAGAGACCGAGATCGTCGTCGGGCGAAAGAAGCGAAATACGAAGGAAGCCTCGGTCACGGCGCTCGGCGCCGAGGGCTCGATGACCGGTCGGCACTTCGACATCATCTTCTTCGACGATGGCGTGGACTTGGCGAACAGCCGCACGCGTGGCCAGCGCGAGAAGATCAAGGAATTCTACTACACGACTCTCGACCCGTGCCTGAAGCCGGGTGGAGAGCGCAAGGTCGTCGGCACACGCTACCATCCGCACGACCTCTATGGCTGGCTCTCCGCTCACGAGTACAAAGGTTGTGCGCAGATCCTTCCGGCCCTGCACGAGGTCCGCGATGGCGGCGGATCGGTCACATACTACTCCAGCGCGCCAAAGCGCTTCACAGTCGAGTACCTCCTGGGCAAGCGATCCACGATCCCGACCTTCTCGTGGGTCACGCAGTTCCAGTGCACGGCGGAGCGGTTCCAGGGCAAGGTCTTCAAGCCGGAGTACTTCGAGGCCGAGGGCTTCTTCTTCACCGGCCCATTGCCGACCGGCCCTCTCTTCCAGTCCGTCGACCCTGCCGTGACCGAGGACACAAAGAATGACTACTTCGCCCACATGACTGGCGTCGCTGATCACGAGGGCCACGTATGGGTCGACGTCTTCCACAACATCCGTATCGAGTTTCCGAAGCAATCGCAGTTTTGCCACGATGAATTTGAGGCGCGCGATCCGGTGCGACTTGGTATCGAGAGCAACGCATACCAGAAGGCGCTCGGCCAGCAAATTGTCGCCGACTACCCGGACCTCAAGGGCAAGGTGATCGGCGTTCCGACCGACAAGGACAAGATGACTCGGGCCCTGAAGTTGACAGCCTATTTTGAGGCGGGCAGAATCCACTTCAGACCGGAGCACAAGGAACTCGTCGAGCAACTGCTGGAGTTCCCGGACGGAGAACACGATGATCTTTTCGACGCCCTGTATCTGCTAGTCTTGCTCGGGACGCGGATGCGGGTGAAGAAGAAGCGGCGCAAAGAGCCGGGCGTCCTTTGAAGGGAGCAGGCATGGCAGATCAGAAGGTGGTGAGGATGCGACGGCGCCCGGTCGTGGGCTCCGCGAAGTCTTCTCCCAGCGACGCAGTCGAGAGCGGTGCAGTTCACATCGTGGACCACGCGTCTCGAGCTGTCGTCAAGGCGCTGGTGATCGAGGCCGACGCGGAGAAGGTGCCGGTGCCGACGTCCCAGGTCATGCCCGACGATCCCTTTCAGTCGCTCCTCGACAACCGTCAGATCCTCGCGCCGCCACTCGACCCGCGGCTGCTCGCGTCGCTGTGGGAGTACAACTCCCACCTCGGCCCGTGCATCGCGACGATGATGGTCAACTGCGAGAGCTTCGGCTATCAGTTCGAGCCTCGCATCCGCGTCAACGAGGACACGTCGAAGGCGGTGCGCCAGCGCATCGAAGAGGAGCGCCTCATCCTCGACAACTTCTTCGGCAACTGCGTGATCGAGGGCGACGACAGCTTCACCGGTCTACGGATGCGGAAGCGGCAAGACGAGGAGGCCATCGGCTTCGCGGCGTGGGAGGTCATCGAGGTCAACGGCGACCTTCTCGGCTTCAACTACATGCCAGCTCATACCGTCCGGCTGACGGGGCTCGACGAAAAGCGGGTCCGTATCGGGCGCAAGCTCCTCGTCCGCGGGGCCAGCGGTGTCTTCTCCTACGTCGAGCGACCGGTCTGGCGGCGGTTCCGCAAGTTCGTCCAGGTGCGCGGGACCAAGATGAGGTGGTTCAAGGAGTACGGCGACCCGCGCATGATGAACGCGGACTCTGGCGAGTACGTCGACGACCCCGCCAAGCTCCCGGTTCACAAGCGGGCCAACTCCGTCCTCTTCTTCGCGCTGCCCGCGCCGCGCACGCCATACGGCATCCCGCGCTACATCGGCAATCTTCTCGGGGTCTACGGCTCGCGCGCGACCGACGAGATCAACTTCTTCACCTTCGAGAGCAACAACGTGCCGTCGATGGTCGTGATGGTCAGCAACGGGATGCTGACCGAGGGCTCGGTGGATCGGATTCAGAAGTTCGTTGAAGCGCAGGCCAACGGCCAGCGGAACTACAGCCGCTTTCTCATCCTCGAAGCGGAGACCGACAGCGAAGGTCTCGGCGACCCGGGCCGCGTCGCGCTCCATATCGAGCCGCTCACGAATCAGCAGCGGACCGACGCTCTCTTCACCGAGTACAAGAAGCAGTGCAAGTCCGATGTGCGTCAGAGCTTTCGCATCCCGGACCTTTTCTTCGGCGAAGCCTCATCGTCTGCCGGAGGCGCGGTCGGCGCGATGGAGATCATGAGAAAGCTCACGGATGAACAGGTCTTCATGCCGGAGCGCAACGCCTTCGACGACCGCATCAACAAGCTCATCATTCCGGCGCTGGGCGTGGTCTATCTGAAGTTCAAGAGCAACACGCCGGAGACGACGGACAACAAGGATCTCATCCGCATTCTCGCAATGGCCGAGAAGTCCGGTGGCGTCACCCCACGGATCGCTCGCGAGGTACTCAACCGCGTGGTCGGGCAGAACCTCGGCGACGTCACGGATATCGAGCCCGACGTCCCCTTCTCGCTCCAGGTCGCGGAAGCTGCACGCAGTCAAGGCGATCCGCGCACAGCGCTCTCCGTGCCCGGTACCAACTCGCTCCGCAGGATGGGCGCGACGACCCGCGCCGAGCTAGGGCTGGAGTCCACGGCCAAGGCGGAGGACGGCGACGAACCGTGGGAAGGCGAGGCCGTCATCGCAAGCCTCGGCTTGCTCCACAACAAGATCGCCGAGGAGCAAGCTCGCCGCGCTGGCAAGATGGTCAAGCGCGAGCGGCCGAAGCCCGTCGAGTAGGATCGAAGGATGATCCTCGCAGCGCGCAAGCTAGGTCCGATGGATGCCATCTTCCGGTCGATGACCGACGAGCAACTTGCGACCGCGAAGGCGGTCGCTCGCGAAGCTCTCCAGTGGTCGGGCGTACTCAAGGCGGCAGATGTCTATCTCGGCGTCGACGAGGATCTCTCCGCGACGCTCCTGCACAAGTGGGATGCCAAAGCGAAGGAGCAGATTGACAAAGGCGCCAAGGTGCTTGCGAAGGCGCAGAAGGGCGAGGTTGTCCAGTCCACGCTGAAGGGTACGTTGTGGAAGCTCGGCAAGGTGATGGGCGAGGAGTATGGCGAGGCCGTGTTGCCCGA